CAGCGGGTCGATCCGACCGCCATGTTCGTCAGCCGGTCGGTATGGGAGTCCAACGGCAAACAGCCGCGTCCACTTGAGCGTCGGAAGGTGTTCGGCGGCCTAGATCTTTCCAGCGTTTCAGACTTGACCGCGCTTGTGCTGATCGGCGAGCGGGAAGGCGAGTGGGACGTGCAGCCGACGTTCTGGCTACCAGAGTCCGGACTGGCCGAGAAGGCTCGGCAGGATCGCGTCCCTTACGACGTGTGGCACAAGCAGGGCTTGCTGCAAGCCACGCCAGGAGCGTCTATCAGCTACGACTTTGTAGCGGCCTATCTGCGGACCGTGTTCGACAAGCACGACGTGGTTAAGTTGGGATTTGACCGATACAACATGAAGTTCCTGGAGCCCTGCCTAGTACGGGCTGGCTTTACGCCAAAGGAACTTGAGCGGTTTGAGCCGTTTGGACAGGGCATGGTTTCCATGTCCCCTGCGCTCCGAGAACTGGAAACCATGCTACTGCGTGAGAGCTTGCGGCACGGCAATCATCCGGTTCTAGCCATGTGCGCGGCGAATGCTGTACTGGAAGTGGACGCGGCTGAAAACCGCAAGTTCACCAAGAAAAAGGCCACGGGCCGCATCGACGGGATGGTGGCGCTGGCCGAAGCGGTCGGAGTCGCCAAGATCGCAGGCGAGGCGGCAACACAGAAACTACAAATGTTCATGCTGAACTAACGGCCCCACGGGGCCATTTTTGTGGGATATGAAATGGAAATGAATCGCGCCTATAGCGTGCTTGAAATCAAATCGGTTGACGGTGATCAGCGTGTGTTCAAAGGGTTGGCAACTTCCCCTGTGCCGGATCGTGCCGGAGACGTTGTGGAGCCGCTGGGCGTGAAGTTCCAGAACCCTTTGCCGCTGCTGTGGCAGCATCAGCACGACAAGCCCATTGGGCATGTGGTGTTCGACAAGCCGACCGCGAAGGGAATCACGTTCACCGCGACGATCCCGGTTATCAAGGACGCTGGCCCGCTGAAAGATTTGGTCGATATGGCTTGGCAGTCGATCACCGCAAAATTGGTGCGCGGGGTATCCATTGGCTTCCGTGCGCTGAAACATGCCTACATCGAAGGCGGAGGCATCCACTTTCAGGAGTCCGAAGTTTATGAACTTTCGGCGGTGACGATTCCGATGCACCAGCTCGCCACGATCCAGAACGTTAAGGCGATGGACACGGGCGTAACCCGCACTGGCCCCGTCCGCCTGATCCAACCAAAGACAGAACAGAAGGCATCGCTCCCAGGTGGAGCGGTGAAGCTAATCGCATCGTCGTGAGACGAAGCGGCGCATCGCTGTGAAGCGAAGCAAGGCCGAATGAGGCCATGCCGGGTGAGATTCCCGGCACTTATTACGCAGGCACTGCCTCCCGTTGCACGGAGGCCATAAGGCTGCGCAACGACTGTCGTGATGACAGCCGAACAGACCGTCGTGAGACGGCCAATCCCAATGAAGGAAGTAGGAAATGGCAGGTAAGACCGTAGCCGAGCAGCTCGTCTCTTTGAAGGCGACCCGCGAGGCCAAGCAGAAAGAAATGTCCGATGTGGCGCAGAAGTCGATCGATGAAGATCGGTCGATGGATGACGCCGAATCGGCCCAGTTCGACACCGCCGAAGGTGAAGTCAAGCAGATCGACAAGGATATCGCCCGGCTGACCCGTCTGGAGGCTTCGCTGGCGACTTCCGCCAAGGCCGTAGACGGCAGCACCAACGCGAACCAGACGGCCGATGACGGCTCCCGCAGCGTCAGCAACGTCACGCTCAAGACCGTCGAAAAGACCGAGCCCGGCATCTTGCTCGCTCGTCAGGCGATGTGCTTGGTGCACGCGAAGGGCGACCACGACAAGGCGTTCCGCTTGGCGGAAAAGCACTATCCGCAGAGCGAGAGCATCGTCAAGCTGTTCAAGGCTCAGGCAGACGGCGCCAATCTGGCCGATATCATGCGTACCAAGGCCACTGTGGCCGCTGGCACCACGACTGACGCTACCTGGGCGGCTCCGCTGGTTTATGCGCAGACGACTTCGCAGGACTTCATCGACTACCTGCGTCCGCGCACGCTGATCGGTCAAGCGAACTTCCGCCCGATTCCGTTCAACGTTCGCATCCCGCGCCAGACCTCCGGCGGCACTGCGCGCTGGGTCGGTCAGGGCAAGTCCAAGCCCGTCACCAAGTTCGACTTCGACGCGATCTTCACCACCTTCACCAAGGTGGCGGCGATTTCGGTCATTACGGAAGAGCTGGCTCGCTTCTCGGACCCGGCTGCCGAAGCGCTGGTGCGTGACCAGCTGGCGGACACCGTGATCGAGCGCATCGACTCGGATCTGTTCGATCCGGACGTGGCCGCAGTGGCGAACGTTAATCCGGCTGGCCTGCTGAACGGCGTGAATCCGGTAGCTGGTCCTGCTGGTGGCGATCCCGACGATATCCGCTGCGCGCTGTTGCGTCTGTGGGCGCCGTGGGATTCGACCCTCATGGGTGCCCGTCCGGCGTACTACACCACGCCTGCGGTGGCTCGCTACTTGGCCTTCATGCGGGATGCGCTCGGCAACGTCGCGTTCCCCGGCATGACTTCCAACGGCGGCACCTTGGATGGCGTCCCGGTGCGCACTTCGCAGTATCTGGCCAACAACGGCGGCTCGGGTGGCTCGCCCTTCATCTTGGTTGATGAGGCGGAGATCTATCTGGCCGATGACGGCAACGTGACGCTGGACGCATCACGTGAAGCCTCCATCGAAATGTCGGATGCCCCGGTCGGCTCCTCGTCCGCCACGGTCACCTCCAACGGTTCGCCGTTCGTGAGCATGTTCCAGACCAACTCAATCGCGATCAGGGCCGAAAGGTTCATCTGGTGGGGTGCTCGCCGCAGCGGCGCGGTGCAGTGGATCGACGGGTTCCCGTCCAGCTGCTGATTAGCTGAGTGATACGAGGGGAGGCAATTGGGCCTCCCCTCTGTTTTTCTGAGGTGCGAATGAAAGTTACACCGACTACCAAGAAGTTCGGCAAGTACCAGCCGGGCGACGAATTTGAACTTCCTGACAAGGCGGCGCGGGTTTTTATCCGGGTGGGCAAACTTCGGGAAGTGCAGGGCTACCAGACGCGGATGATGACGGCGCAGCCAAACGCTGTGACGGTCGCTGCAATTGCTGAGAGCTATGAAGCTCCCTACGGCTACAAATCTGATGGCACGCCGCGCAAGCGTCCGGGCCGTCCTGCGGTGAACGCATAAATGAAAAAGATGCTTGCGGCACTCGCCGTTAACCCGATGACCTATGTGCTCGGGTTCGCTACGGGCGGAGCTGCAAGCATCGTTGCAGGCGTCGCCGTGTTGGCGGGCGCTGGCTTGGCGCTGGTGGTTGCAGGCGCGTTTCTGATAGCGGCGGCGAGCTACATAACGAAAGGGCTAAAGCCGAATGGCTAACCTGACCATCTTCGGCGCACTGAACAATGCCGCTACGCGAGAAAAGGCGCTGCACGCGGTATCCGACCATCGCGGCGGATGGCGGCGTATCCAGGAGCCTTTTTCTGGCGCGTGGCAGATGAACGCGGAAGAGAAGCAGGGCACCATCTTCTGCTATCCGACCCTGTACGCCTGCCTCAATCGCATATCTCAGGATATCGGCAAGCTGCCGTTTGTCCTGAAGCAGGAGGACGGCGACGGAATCTGGAAGGCAACTGAGAGTCCGGCCTATAGCCCCGTTCTGCGCAAGCCGAACCACTACCAGACCGCGCAGCAGTTCCGCGAGGCGTGGACGCTGTCACTGCTGATCCACGGTAACGCCTACATTTTGAAGCGCCGCGACGCTCGCGGAGTGGTTACTGGCCTGTATGTGCTTGACCCGTGCCGCGTAATGCCGATGGTGTCGGATAGCGGTGACGTGTTCTACCAAGTCAACTATCCGGACGCGGCGAACCTGCTTCCGCAGGAATATCCCGCCGAACAGTTGACTATTCCGGCCCGAGAAATCATTCACGACCGGCTCAATTGCTTCCACCACCAGCTGATTGGTGTGCCGCCCGTGTGCGCCGCCCATTGGCCCGCGGTGAAGAATCTCAAGATCCTCAAGACCAGTGCCGAGTTCTTCGGCAACAGTGCGCAGCCGGGCGGCATCCTAACTGCGCCTGCTGGCTTGTCCGATCCGGATGCCGAGGCACTGAAGACTTACTGGAACACCAACTACAGCGGCGACAACGCGGGAAAGATCGCGGTCATCGGCGCGGACATGAAGTTTACTTCCTTCGCCATGAAGTCCTCTGACTCGCAGCTAGTCGAGCAGATGCAGTATTCCGACCGGCAGGTTTGCCAGCCGTTTGGCATCCCGCCTTACATCGTCGGCGTCGGAGAAATTCCGGCTGGCCTGAAGGTCGATGACATTACGAACACGTACTACTCCTTCGCGCTGCAAGCCCGAATTGAGGCGATGGAATATCTGTTGGACGAGGGGCTGGGCATTTCTCGTCCGCTGGGCGTTGAGCTGGATACCGACCCGCTGCTGCGAATGGATGCGGCAAAGCGTGGCGAAGTGATGGGCAAGCTGGTTGGCGACGGCATCGCGACCCCGAACGAAGGGCGCCGCGAGTTTGGTTATGCGCCGCTTGATGGCGGCGACACCGTTTACATGCAACAGCAAGACTTCCCACTGGATCAGGTACGCAAGAACAAGATCGTGAACGCGGAACAGAAGCCGCTTCCTCCGCCAACGCCCGAGCCTGGCCCCGAAGCAGACGAACAAATCGAGCGCGGCCTTCGCGCAATTACGGCGCTGAACACAATCAAGGCCATCGAGGCCGCACGCGAGGCTTCCCGATGAGTGAGTTTGACCCGGTAGAGTTCGGCAAGGCGATGGGGTCCATCGTCCGCGATGCTACCGCGCCGCTATTGAAGCGGATCGAGGAATTGGAGTTCCGCGAACTGGTGAAGGGCGATCCCGGCGAAAACGGCAAAGATGGCGCTGACGGCAAGGACGCAGAGCCAGTCGCCGTGTCCGATGTTGTCGCCGAGTTACTGGCGACCGATGGGCTAAAAACCCTGATTGACCTGCACGTTGCCGAGGCGGTTGGCGCATTGCCGCCTCCCAAGGATGGCAAAGATGGCGATCCCGGCCTGAAGGGTGATCCTGGCGATCCCGGAGCGAAGGGTGACCCAGGTGCTGACGGTGTTGGCGTTGCGGGTGCGGTGATCGACCGTGATGGCGCGCTGACCCTAACCCTCACTAATGGTGAAACGAAGTCGCTGGGCGTAATCGTCGGCAAGGATGGCGAGGCTGGCCGTGATGGTACGGATGGACTCGGGTTCGATGATCTGGACGTGGAATACGACGGCGAGCGCATGTTCACGATCAAGTGGGAGCGTGGCGACGCTATCAAGTCCAAGCAGTTCCATGTGCCGACCGTGATTGATCGCGGGTACTGGCGCGATGGCGTCGAGGCTAAGGCCGGTGACGCGATGACGCAGGACGGTTCATTGTGGATCGCCCTGTGCGACACCAAGGCGAAGCCCTGCCGCGAGTCGGGGGAATGGCGCATGGCGGCTCGCAAGGGCCGTGACGGGGCGCAGGGGCCGGCTGGTCAGGAATACAGGCCGCCCGCTCCGGTAAAGCTGGGTGACGGCAATGGCTGATCTGGTCACGCTGGAAGAAGCCCGCGCCCATCTTCGCCTAGACGAGCCCGATTCCGATGGTGGCCCGGACGACCTGTGGCTGTCGATATTCATTCCGGCAATCAGTGAGGCGGTGCTGGGTTGGTTGAAAGATCCATTCCGCGCCTATGTGCCGGAAGTGGACAGCAACGATGATCCGATTCTAGACAGCAATGGCGATCCGGTACCGGCTGATCCGCTTGTAGCGAAGTGGTCGGTGAAGGCTGCTGTGCTGATTGAGTTGGGTAGCCAGTTCAGGTTCCGGGAAGGCGAGGGGCGAGACAACGTTGTTCCGTCTGCCGATGGGCACGGCTACACCTTGAACAAGGTCAGCACGGCGCTGCTTACTCCGCTTCGCAAGCCTACGGTGGCCTAATGACTAAGACTGAGCGGGCGCGGGAAATTTTGCGCAAGGCGAATGAGCTTGGATGCGCCGCGTCAATTTCAGGGAGTTGGGTGGTGTTCAAGCCGCCGCTTCCA